GAATCATGCCCTTTTCGACCGCCCACCCAGAATAGCCGTTGCCATAATCCTGCTTGTAACCAGGAGTCCGGATGTGGTGCGTGGTATGGAACACCAACCTGCCAGCGTCCGAGATTGTTTCAGATATAACCGGCACGTAATAGGCATTATGATTATGCCCGTTTAAGATTATGTCGGCATCCTTGATGTAAACCTGCTGACGGCTTGCGTGGCCAATGCCTTTGGTCATCATCGACTCGCCCCCGAATCCGTGATGATACTTGACCTTGACCGAGAGCCGTCCGCCTTGCGTGCCCCTCGACAATAAGAACCTTACCCAGCCGCCATAACCGCCCTGCATAACCTGTCCGCCGTGTTCGATGTTGAGTGAGTAGACCAACCTGTCAATCAACGAGATGGAAGCGTTTTTCAGCACCGACGTTTCGTGATTACCTGGCGTTATGAGCATCAAATTCTTGGCGAACGGCGCGAGTAGACGCGCGGTATCTTTGACCACGAAGTCGTAATAGTCCTGCCGGCGATATTCAGGACGTAATTCATCCAGTGACCGGCGCGGGTCAAACCGCCCTTGCATTGCATCGAACACGTCACCGAATATGAGGATCTTCGCGCCTCTGTCTTTGGCTTCGGTAAAATCCTCAAGCATCCGGTCTCTATTGCAGTCGACGCTATCAATATGCAGGTCGCTGGTTACGTATAGTAAGTGTTCGGTGTTACCGCCTGAGTAATCAATCCGCGCCGTTGTCACCGCGCCTAATTGCACCGCTTCGTAAGTTGGCGACTCTATCACCGAGCCGCTCATGCGATATTCGAGTGAACGGCGAAGGTGGTTTTGCTTGAATAGTATTTACTCGTACCAATCTCAACGTAAGCTTGGACTTGCCACGTGCCAGCCATGCTAATGTCGGCGGCAGCCGTAGTGTAGGTCAGCTTGCCATCCGTGCCGTTAGTGGTAAACGACGCCGTCTTGTTGACCTTCGTGCCATCCGGCTTCATAAAATAGAACGTTTTGACTGTGGCGGTTGAAATGTCGACCGCAGTCGTGCCGTTTGTTTCGGTTATAGTCAGAGTAAATACAGTTCCAACATCGCCAACGTGAATGATAGTATCAGCCATTAAAGCTCCTCTAACTCGGAATACGTTCCGGTAACAGCGCGGTTCATTACCACGCCAGCAGTGCAAGCCATGTTCATTACTACAACGCCATCCCAAAACTCGGCGTGCGAGAATAGCTTGAACTTCGTCCAATACGCGCCAGCCCAATAAGAGCCTCCCCAGAATGAACCGCCCCAGAATGACTCGTACATGTTAGACCGTCAGCACAACGTCAGTGCGGTTGTGGTTCGCGTCTATGGTTGCGACAATAACATTCGAGGCATCATCCACTCCCCTGAAGGTTAGCGTTGTTGTGCCACCTCCGCTCAACTTGCCAGCCATAGCAGCCGCCATAACTTTCACCAGTTGGCGTAGGGTGTAAGAACCGACCACCACCTCGTCCAGAATAGCGTCCACGCCAGCTTCGGTAAGTGCCACGCCTTGATAAACCTTGTCCACAACGTAACTTACCAAGTCCTGCTGATCGGTGGTTGTATCGGTAGTATGAAACAAACCAACTAAGTCAAGGTTGTCAGCGCCTGAATATTCATACTCATAATAGCCAGGCAGATTAGTAAGCGCGGTTGTTGCCTGTGCGTTTGCTAACTTGGTATTCGCATCGGTATCAACAACCGTTGCGACTGGTGCGCTGGACGGTGCCGCTCCCACTCCCAGCTTCGTGTAAAATGCCTTGAATTTATATAGTGTTGTCATGTCCTGCCTCGCTATTCGAGTTAATACTGTTGTCTGGCTTCACCGCTTCCAGTAATGCCAGCGCCACCTTAGCAATAGCATCCTGTAATGCCTGATGGTATGCAAGGTTGCCATTGCTGTTCTCAGCCGCTTGCTTGACAAAATTCCATGCCTGTACTAATTCTTGCTGTTCCATGTCTACTCCGTTCCATTCGTGATCAAGCCTAATGCTTCCAACTCCAACACCAAGCTAACTACAGCTGGTGTGCCACCAATTATTTCTGGAATAGCTACGCTTGCTAAAACCCTATTTCCGGCAACATTCGGGTGTACATTGTCCCAATAATATTGACTTCCATATGTAGACCAATCTGACAAAATTGGATTTGCACCAAAGTCAATCAGCCTATCTGCATAATCTGTGTAGTTTGCCCTTATCAACGTATTGTATGCTTTGTATTTTGCATCCCACCCCGACAAATAACTTTCACTTGCGCTAATCTCAGTACAAACTACCACATACCAACCCGCTGTTTTTCTGTCACCGCAATAAGAAGCTAATGCTGTGTGCATTTGTTCTGCGGTCATTCCATATAGCCCTCCCGAACTCCAATGATTGACACCTATCCAAACGACCAATATATTCGCTACATCAGGTATTAGAGTTGCATCAACTGCCGCTGCATGGTCTGCCAATGTTGTAAATGTGCCGCCACTTACTGCAAATACTGCATAACCAAGAGTTAATCCAAATCTTGGTTCAATGTGGTTATAAACTGCGGCTGTCCACGGATCAGCGTTTGACCTGCTGTCGCCTTCAAATACTATTTGAGCGTTTGCCATTATGAGGACATGTCCGTTAGCAACCCTAAGGTAGCCAGATTAGTTAGCAGACTTGCTACTGCCGCATTTCCATCACGACTTCCAGTGATTGTTGGCTTGCTTTGCGCTTCGGTTGCGAAAAAGCCCATCTTGCCCACATTGAACCTGATTTCCTGATTAGCTGCTGCCGCTCCCATTACACCGTAAACAATGGAGTTAGCCAATTCCAACGCCGCCGAAGTTCGATCTCGGTTGTCCACGAGTAACAAATCACTACTCGTGGAATTACGAAAACCTGCCTTAAAGCCAAAAAAGCAGTTCCTTGATCCTGTTGAATTAAGATATCCAGCATAACCACCAAAGAAGGAGTTTTCTGCTCCCTCTGTATTGACAGCTCCGGCAGAATTGCCAAACATGCTATTATTCGACCCCGTTGTGTTAGCAATTCCGGCAGCAGTGCCAAACATGGAATTATTCGACCCCGTTGTGTTAGCAACTCCGGCAGAAGCGCCAAACATGGAATTATTCGACCCCGTTGTGTTAGCTCTACCAGCATAGCAACCAAATATGGCATTGTACGTTCCAGAAAACGTAGCAGAAATTCCTGTCCCAACCCCATATAGCGAATTGCTTACTCCTGTTATGCCTGCTCTTGCATCGCTGGTCATGGAGCTGCTGTTAGGTCTGTACAGCGCATTTGTGCCAACGAAGCCACCCGTGCCTGCGGTGATAGTAGATGCGCCTTGTGCAGTAATATTTCCGCTTGACGTGATTGTGCCTGCGCTAACAAGCAGGTTGCCCTTAGTGATGGTTAAGCCTGTGCCAGCAGTGATAGTAGTCGTTGCTCCCCATGCGCCGGTGTGCGTGTAATCGCCTATGGGTAGATTGCGGCGTCCTTGTGGTAATGCACTCATGCTTTCCTCCGATATGAAACTATGCGATAGATAAACCTCTTCGCGTCCTTGTACCTGCTCTTGAATGAACCCTGCCAGCCGTCCCAACTGTCAATCATCACGTAGTCCTCATCCGCCAGCTTGCCGATGAGCAAAACGTAGTGCTCGTCAATCGGGTTCGTGTTCGGGTAGAAGTCCACGTGTACAATCACGGGTTCGCCGCGTGCCAAGCAAGCGTCAATCTGCGAGAGTGGCGCTGGCTTAAACATACAATCCTCCCAAACATTAATGTCAAGTTCAGGATACAAACGGTGCAACGAGTTCCAGACATACAAGTTGCCTTTCCAATAGCCATTGTTCGCTGTAAGCCATGTATTGAACCTTGCAGGATCAGTATCCTTACCAAAGTATTTAGCGATCATGGCATGGCACGTAATCAGACACCCGTTCCAGCCGATGGTCGTGTCGCTCGTGCCTAACTGGTTATTCTTCCAACGTGGGTCGTTCTGCGACATAGGCGTGACTGCCAATGTTCCGCTCGGTGGTGGCGCTGGCGGTAAGTTGTTGACACGCTCAATCCAATCCGTGCTTACCCAAAGTCCAATGAGCGACCAGTCGTCTGTCGAAACCCAAACCGGAACAATATCGCCTTTATGAAGAAGCCCAACCTTTTTGCCATCAGGCTGGTAACGTATATTCAAAGCCGAAGCCGTCACCTTTGCATCAAAAGG